TATTTTCCTGATACCACTGATTTGTATGGATGGCATATTAATGGAGTGGGAAATTACGATGATGGGGATTGGATAGGTAGTAAAGCATTAGCTAATAATAATGTTTTGACGGTATCAACGAATCATTTAGGACAGACAGTATATTCTCATTTTAATGGGTTTGATGATTATTTAAGCAGTTCAGACCCTGTTTTTACTAATAATACTAATTCATTTACAGTAGCTGCATGGATAAAACCAGATACACTTACAAACGGTGCTGTAATATTATCAAAATATGATTCAAGTGGGTCTTTTAGGTCTTGGAGGATATATTTTACAGCAACAGCAGCTAGGTTTAGTATATCTACTACGGCACAAGCTGGTGGTGGGGCAACGGATACAGAATTTCCGACTGATGGTTTAGATGATGGGAGATATCACCATATTGCAGGTGTTTATGATAAAGATGCAACTTCTATAATGGTTATGGTTGATGGTAAAATTGTAGCTTACGCAGTTAATGCAGCTTTTTCAGGGATACATGATGATGGTCTTGCTGATTTTATGGTTGGTGCATCAACTGGTGGTAGTGGTGTAACTGGTTTTTTTACTGGTGATATAACAGATGTTATTTATAAAAAAGATGCCCTTACTTATGATGAACTTCTTAAAATGTATGCTGCTGGTAGTAAGAAGTTTGTTAGCATAGATGGGAACTCTAAGGTATCAATATTAGATGGGCGTTGTAATCTTGGTTCATATCGAATTAAACCTGCGGATAAGACGTTATCAGTTTCAAAAATAACAGAAACAAGTTTATATATTCCTGCAGATGGAATTTATAAATATATATTTAATGCAAGAGTTCGCGTTGTAGATACAGATGCTTCTGGAGATGCAAATATTCAGTTTAAAATATATGATAATACAAATGATGTAGATTTAACGGAAACAAAGGTTCCGGGCTTTTCGGGGGCAACAGCCAGTGAGGGACAACAAACAATAGGGCACATTGAAACGCCGCCAATGTATTTTACTAAAGATACACAGATTTTAATGAATGTCACTGCAATTACTGGGACTGATACTGGATATTTTAGTGATATGGACATTTGGTGGGAAAAACTAGACTAGAATAGGAGAATTCAATGAAAAAGTTATTCATCCTTTTAACATTTTTAATCCCTCTTCTTGCATGGTCTTTGACCATCAAAGAGACAAGGAATAATACAAACATTGAGTTCTATACCAAGGATTCAGGTGTTTCTTCTCAAGTTGGAATAATTGATTATACTGGTGAGTGGCAAATAGGTACTTCTGTTATATCAACTCTTAACGGAGTTATTACTTTAAATACTAAAACTCAATTGCAATCTACAGATTTTCCAGATTCTGTTAATCATAATGGAAACTTATTTGGTTGGAGAGCGGATGATTCTGAATATTTTTTAAATGTTTTTGGGTCTTTAGAACTTGATTTTGGTTTTGCCCCAACAAAAGTATTTAACCATTTAGATGAAAATGTTAACTGTTATTATAATGGTAGTAATACTTGGCAATCTACTAATGGTGATTCTTTTGGAATAACGGGGGATTTATCCTTCTCAATTTGGGTTTATAGAGATGATTGGTCTACTAATTTTTCTACAATTAGAGCGATAGCTTCAAGAAGTGGTGTGGAAAATGGTTGGAAATTATATGGATTAAATGCAGCTACTGATATAGCTTTTCAAGTTGAGAGTGGTGGCGTAGCGTATGATGATGTTTTGATAAATGCTGATGTTTTATCTTCGGGTTGGCATCATTTTGCAGTTGCTAGGGATAATGGGTCTTTTACAAGTATGTATATAGATGGTCTTCTTTTAGGCAAAACAACAAGTACAAATACTATTACTGCTGACGGTGATATTGAAATAGGATCATTTAATCAAGGGGCTGGTAAATGGGAAGCAGGTAGATTAGATGAGTTTTGGGTTCAAGGAAATACTGTTTGGACAAATGAGCAGGTAAAGACAATTTATGCTAGAGGTAGTAGAAGGTATGCTACACAATTAGCAGATGGAAATATCGATATAACTTTACCTTTAGAGGGTAAATGGTTTGATTGGATCCCAACATATACTAATTATGGAACAGTTACAACACACGAAGGAAAATACAACGTTATAGGCGATATGGTTACTATAGCTTTAAGATCTTCTGGTACTCCGACTGGAACTACTGATATTCTTGCCACTATGCCTTTAGTTATGGAGAGTGCTAATCTAAAAACTGCTGGTTACGGATATGATAGTGCTCCAAAACCATGTATAATTTATGCTAATGATACCAGTACATTAGTATGGAAAAAATATGATAATGCTATATGGACTGTTGCTGGGGGTAAAGAAATAGGAGCATCTTTATCGTATGTATTACGATAAGAGGTAATATGATAAAATTTTTATTAATACTTTTACTATTTATATCCTGCTCTACCACAATACCAAACCCTACTCCAGAAATCTCTAAAGAACAAGCTTTAGTCTTAAAACAAGACATCATAGATAGAGGACTTTGGTTAGGATACGGAGTCAATCAACTTTATGCATATGGCAATACAATATATGCATGGTACAAACATGATATCCTAACATTCGATGATGTACAAACGTATTGTGAACGCCTAGATGCTGCTAAACTTCCTGATGGTAGGCTTGGGTATTACTCTGAACCAGAAAAGGTTCCTAACAGCCGTGTAGCGACTCGTGATGACTATTTCTGGATACATACAGGATGTCATTTTGGTAACAAGGTAAATTCTTGTTGCCAAGCACATCTTGATTATATGTATTATGCAATGATAGATAAGGAATACCCTATCCCCCCAGAGATCCTATCTACAGTTCAAGCAAATGTAATTTCAGGTGCTTTCTCATCAAAGGATTTTATTAAGAAGATCATTGATTTGTATAAAATAGCGGTCATTGATGGGTTGGAACTTGAGTTCGATGTTTGGAGTCCTGTTCACCAATTAGTTTTCAGAAGAGCACACGATGAAGATTATATATGGTATTGGTTCTGGGATATGGTAGGTCATTACGGACAAACGATGCCTATTGCAGGAACTCCTCCAGATAACACTTCGGATAAACTTTTGCTCATGAGCATGATCCTTATAAATCGTGAAAAACATCCTACGGCTTGGTCGATGAAGTCAGATGTATATTTAAGAGATAAAGTAGATTACAATCATACGGTTAAAGTATATTGGATCAATCCATTCCATAGTAGAACACAAATTCAAATTTCACTAGGTCATTCATTATTAGATCTATTTTATTGACACATATAAATTTATAGTATATTGTCATTTTAGTAATGCTTAAACACATAATAGGAGGAATTTATGGCAGTAGAATTTGTAGAAGTAACTGAGAAATACCCGAAAGAATTTTATGAAATTCTTGATGCTTGTTTTGAGATTGTTAAAAACTCAAAAGAGGCTCTAGCAGATGGATTTTCTTTAGGAGAGGATGTGACAGCTATCATTGGTGGAAGTATGGGAAAACTTATGACAGCTATTGATGGTACTCAAAAAGTAGGGGAAGAATTCAAGCAGGAGCTTGCTGGTTGTATTAAAGCAGGTGGTGCCTTTGGTGCTAATGTTGCTGAATTGTTTATGACAAAAGAAGAGGAAGTTACTCCAGAATAAATTTTTAAAGGGTTCGGAGAGAAATCTTCGAACCCTTTTTAAGGACACACAATGAAAATATTAATGTTATTATTTATTCTTTTTGTGGTTAGTTGTTCTCATTTACAAGAAGATATAGGTCCCTCCCCAGCAGATCATAACTACCGTAGGATGGAATTTACGACAAATTTGGATGGAAAGAGGATCAAAGAAGTAGGGACATCTAATATTTCTATTAAAGAAGGAGAATCAATAGATAATTATGGAGTGACTATTCATGCTTATAATACAGGAAAATTAATAATTAGTTCTAGGGGATGCTTGTTCTCAGAACTATTTACTCGTTATGAAGGTAATACATATATCCCACTATCTTCTATAATACCAGAATCATCTGTAGAGTTCCGATGCTTGTTCGATTTAGTAATTTCGCCTGATCAGGTAAGTGAGGATGAAGATAAAGCACACAATATAAAGATGATAGGAAGAATACTAGTAAACTTTATTCCTAAACACTACAAGAAAGCAGGAGTAGAGTATATCCAAGCAAACTCTTCAAATAACGGATCTTATCTTAAACACTATAAATATGATGGACAAGGTTCCATACAGTTACTAGAAGGTAAGGTATCTAAATATATAGGTTTTAATCTTATTCTTCCCAGTCAAAAAGGTGAATATATCCTTACAGGATGTGGTTTTTCTAAACCTACGATATTCCCCTATACTTCTAATATAACAAATATAACATTTAAAAAAGTGTTTGGAAAAGAGGAGATCAAGACTACTGATTCTTGCCTACTGGAAATAAATGTTGTACCTGAAGATGTGGGTTCTGGTTTCATGGCTCGTTTTGATTTGAATGTATATGGGAAAGCTATAATTCGTCTGGAGGAACCGAAAATATATATTGATGAAGGGACTTTTGGAGATGATCTAGTTGTAAAATCAATGCCTTATGTTATAGTGCAAAGCATTAATGATAAGGTTTGTACAGATACAACTTGTGAAGTTGATTATGAGAGACATAAAGAGTACTGGATCAGAACCATTACTAAGAACGGAAGATATCGTGTTTTATCGTTTAAAAACGGTAGGATACATTGGAGGGAATGATGCCTTGGGCTTTAATCATAGAAATCGTATGGGCTATAGTAAAGTGGGTTTCTTCCATGGTAGTTGGATGGAACAAGTTTTCAGATGAAGAGAAGGAAGCTAAGAAGAAACATTTGAAGGAGCTTATAGGAACAGTCAAGAAGTTATCTAAGAAGAATGCAGAAGATGTTATTAAAAATGAGAAGGATTTTGAAGCAAGTTTAGCTGCTGCGATGAAGCTTAGATATGCTAAGTATAAGAAATATATAAAGAAAGCTTTAGATGGTAATCGTTCTGTATATGATATACAAGAAATGGCGATTGGAGAATATTTAAGAGGGAATGTAGAAGCAAGAACTATTTTAGTTTCTAGTAAATCTAATGAACAACAATCCATAGATCTTTCTCGATTGATACTTTTTTAATAATCTAGTATAATTAAGCATATTCTAATTAGTAGGTAAAAAATGTCAAATGCTCAAAACGTATCAGATAGAGAATTACTTATACGGATCGATGAAAGAGTCAAACATATTTGGAGTAAATCCAAACAACATGAAGAAAAGATAGATATCTTAGAAAAAGAGAAGATAAGTAAAGGCTCTATATCTTATATAATCGCTTTAGTAGGAGGATCTGTAGGGATCATTGCAATGATCGTTACAATTATATATCGTCTTCAGGGAATGTAATGTCCTTTTTTTTTAAATCTAAAAAGCTTTTTGTTGTTTTAGTTGGTATATTGTCAGTATTGGTTCTTGCAATATTAAGTGGAGATGCTGCTACTTCAAATATAGCAATTCCAATCATTGGAACAATGGTTGCGGGTTATGGTGTAGGACAAGGAATCATTGATAAGTCTCAGAAATCTAAGTAATTCTTCTTTAATTTATCCCTATAAAATGCTAAAATATGTAATGTTATAATATTGGAGAAGTGTATGAAAACTTATGACGAATATAAAATGGCGTTGTGGATGAGGGAATCTAATAATAACCCTAAAGCAGTAAATACATATGGTTATCTAGGGCTTTTACAATTAGGCACTGATGCTTTGATTACAATGGGTTTAAAATGCCATCACTGCAAGAGCTGGATCTTGGGCTGGAACACAAAGAAGTTTCTTGAGGACAGGGCTTTTCAAGAAGAGCTTACAGATAAGTGGTTAAGATTCGTGAAGAAGAAATGCTTGCAATGGGACTTTTCTGAATTTTATGGAGATAGGATAGATTTAAGTGGTACTATGGCCGGTTGTCATTTAATGTGGTATGGGGGTCTAAAGGATTATTTTAAAAAAGGGATTGATAGGAAAGATGGATATGGTACCCCAATATCTGAGTATATAATCAAGTTTTCAGGGTATGATGTTGGTGATTTGTAAATGGCTAACAAGTTCCTTATTCCATCCCTAGCTATTTATGATCCCACTTTTACACAACTTACTCAAGCGGGTTGTGTAATATTAAGAACTGATGACTGGGCGCAATTACTGGTTCAAACAAATGCTTTACTAGGAAGTTCTAATCTTATATATGGTTATGATTCTATTGGAGATTCTATATATAGGGTTTCTGTAGATAATCGTGGATATCTAAATGTTAATGCTGTATTAGATACAACTCAAGGAGTACAAAGAGGGTTATGTACTGATGCTAATGGTACTGGATTTCTAGATCAAAATGATGATAATTATCATATATTAGATTCTATATCATTATCACAAGGAGATACGATAGAAGTTAGTGGGTTCTTTGCTTCATCAAATATAGATGCAAATGTTGAACTTGTAACAAAAATAGACACTACTTATCATTATGAGTTAGTAGGAATTATAAATGGTTCTCCACCCCATCTTAACCCAGTATTTGGGGTACCAATTGAAATACTAGGAGATGTCGCAAAAGATTTGATATTACGTATTAAACGATTAGATGCTTGTGATAATATCACGGCTTCTGGTAGAATATTTGCAAGGAAGGTTTAAATGATTATTTGGATTAATGAAGATACATTGCAGTTAGAAATACGAGTAGGAGCAACTGAGAAGTATATTCCTACAGAAGAAATGTTAGAGTTGGATTCTAAGGTTGAGAAGATAAAGAAACTATATACTGATTTTTTAGATGAAGAATATAACCCGAAAGTTAAATCTATTTTAACTATAATAGATAGAATAAATAGAAAGAATAATCCAGAATTGAATAAGAAGAGGAAATGACGCAGGATATTGTCCTTATAAGAAAACTTATAAGGAGGAAAGAACATGAATCCAAGTAGATTTTTAATTGCAGAGTACAATGCTACTCTGCCAACAATTACAAATGGTTGTTCAAGGAGACTTCAGTTAACTGCAAAAGGGATCCTTTTAACTACCATTAAAGATGATGACGGTTCCGATGTAATCGTTAGTGGTGGTGAAGATGTTTCATCTAATACTGATAGAGGTTTTATTGCTTATGGTATAAATGATAATGACCAAGCACAAGCTCTCTCTATAGATGATGAAGGGAACTTACGTGTAACTTCTGAGGGTGGAGTCAACAAAGATGTAGGTACTGATGAGGCTGGTAACGAGACTCTTAAAGGTGTTATTGATGGTATAGCAGGGACTCCTGTAGTAATTGCTAAAATGCAAATCACTAGTGGTAGCACATTTGGTATCGAAGCTTTTGATGGCACCTGTGATAAAGACGGTATGTTTCAGCTTGTTATCGGTGATTCAGGAAGTGGAATTACTAAATACATTCGTACAATGAAGGTTCCAGAAACAGTTGGTTTTAATCAGCTTTTATTTCCAAAGGCAAGAAAAGAATCTGCAACAAATGATGACACTTGGATTAAACTGCTTGTCAACGATTTAGATAGCGGTTGTGGAGTTACAATGAATGCAGCAGGTGGAATCAATGCTTACGAGATAGATGCCTAAGAGGTTTAAATGAATAAAAGTCAAGTTGAGATAGTTGATAAGTTAAAATGTGAACATAAGTGTGGATTTATCATCACTGGGAGTTATATTACTATAACTTCCAGTGGTGTTATACGTGCTATAGAAGTATATAATCCTGCTAAATGGGATGGACCTTACGCTAATGATGATAAAAAAACATATATCCAATTCAGTTTAGATAGTGGATCTAAGTGGAGGACAATTGCTAACGGAAGAAATTGGTCAGGTGATATAGGAGCATGTAATGATATTTTACTAAGAACAAATGCTTCTTCTGCGGGATATGAGATGACTTTAGGAGTGGAGAGTCATATACAATGACCAAGTTCAGACAAGATGATTTTCAACGTGCATCTAATGTTCCTTTCGACAATGAGGACAATGATTTTGATAATGATGATGTGCAGGCTGCTATTGAAGAGATAGATTTTCGTCAGATAATCAAAGAACCCACAGGATTTATGACTTGTTGTTCCTCCACCATTAGTTTTGATAATGGTACTAGAACTTTCACAATAACTCCTGTTATGAGTTCTTTTATTTATTATATTAGAGGGCACAAACATGTTGTTGAATCTGCTAAGTCCATACAAATAGATGATACAGAAGGTACATGGTATATTCATTTTGATCATGACCAAGTTTTAGTTGCTTCTCAAACCCCATGGGCTTTTGAATCTCCTATAGCATTCGTAGTGGTAATATATTGGGATGCTACGAATAATAAGTATATCTTTTTAGCAGATGAGAGACATGGACTTTCTATGTCTTGGGCTACACATAAACGTCTGCATTTAGTTGAAGGTACTAAAGTAGAAAATGGTGGTTTTTTGCCCCAAGATTATATATTAGAAGCAGATGGAAGTTTAGATACCCATGCACAAATTGGATTTTCTGATGCTTATGTACATGATGAAGATTTAATATTTAATGTAGTTAATAGTGCAACTCCTACTAATCCATTTGAACAGACAATACGTACAATAGGAAAATTACCTGTTTATTATAGGGATGGGGTTAATGGATATTGGAGAAAAATAGATGCTGATAATTTCTCATTAGCTGATAATTCTCCTAATACAATTTATTATAATCAATATAGTGGGGGTACATGGTCACTACAAAATGCTACTAATGAATATCACGTAGTTTCATGGGTTGCTGCTACAAATAATATAGAAGAACCTTTAGTGGTGATCTTAGGACAACGTGAGGATATCACTTTAATATTATCGGCAGCAAATAATCCTGTAAGGGATTTAGTTGATTTACCTATACCAGAAATGTTATTTTTGTATAGGCTAATTTTTCAAACAGATACAAACTATACAAATAACCCAAATGCTAGATTACGTGCCATCACTGCTGTAGAAGATATAGTAGAGTCTAATGATAGGTACGCTGTTATGGCTTGGTATACTGGTAATGCAGGTAAAGGGAAATACCTAGATTTCTTTTCTGGGAATTCTTCTGATGATTCTCCCTTCGTTTTTCCAGAAGAATCCTTTATAAAAACTTTAGTTATTTCTACTACACAATTAAGTACAGTGGATATAGGTTTTTTTGATACAACAGATTTGGTAAATCCATTTTATACGTTATCCTTAATTAACGAAGATTTTAAAAATATAGAAGTATCTATTTTAAAATCAAAGAATGATAAAATAGCTATTCGCATATTAAATGGTTCTTTAAATAATCCTACATTAGAAATGGTAATACAAACTACTTTGGTATAGAGGTAACGATGAATAGAATTGTTAAAATTAAAAATTTACAAACTGGATCAGATACATATGTAGGTACACTAATAGAATCAGGTAGTTATTATACTATTGAGAATGCTTTAGAGTTGAGTAGATTTGCTGAAAATGATAAAGTTAATCAACATATTTGGAGTATTCCTTCTAAAATATCTATAAGTGATGGTGAACAGGATTTTGGGCAATACGATAGTGATAAGTGGTTAAAAGGTAATCTTCCTGAGAGTGTAAAACCCATCAATACCCCCTACTTAGCTTGGGAATGTATAAAAAACATGTTTGATACTTTTGAAACTAGTGGTGCTAGAATGTACTACGTAGAATGCCCTATAAGTTATTATATAATAGTTAAATTTCATGACATCAACATGTGTCTTCCTATTTTAGAAAAAGATACTGAGGATGCAACTGATTTTGAAACTAACTACAAAAGTGCCAAATGTAACATAAATGAAGCTCCACGAGTACGTACAACAACAAATAAAAGGGGTCGTAGATTACATCAAAGATATGTAACTTTCTTTACTTCCTCACAAGATGAATATGATAATACTGATTGGGAAGAAAATTCTTATGGTGATTTAACTTATTTCATGATTGGATATGATGGAAGTGTAACTCAGGATTCAGATAAATGTAAAGAAACGTGGATTGATTGGGAACCTGAATATGACTACGAAATTAGTGGTGGTGCTATATACGTTCCAAATGAATTAGAAAGTAGATCATTAAACATTACATCTATAACAAAATCAGGAAGTTATGCAATCGTAGTTTCTTCAGGGTCACATCAATTAAAAGTTAATTCAATGCTTAATATTTTAGATGCAAATGAGGAAAATTATAATGGCATTAAAAAAATAACCCACGTTTTAAATAACACTGAGGCTAAATATGCTCTTCCTTCAGGAGCATCATCTCAAGCTACTGGAGACTATAGTGTAGTAGAAGCAGATGACGCTTGGGAGATACATGTTGTTGCAGCCCCAGATGTACCTGCTTCCTATGGAGGTAATATACACCTAATTGCTAATCCTCGTTTAAAATGGTTGAAGGGGATGTACATGGTAGTGGATTCAAGTGTTAACCCCGCAGAAATGCTTTATAATGCAACATATCATACAAATAAAATTAGGTTTGTTGTTAAACATCCTGTTGGGGCAAAAACAGAATTTCAATTAAGGCTACAGTTATACAAATGAAAATTTATCTATCTTCAGGAACAGGTTTGATATCTTGGGCGATTAAAAAGTTTACTAACTCTGATGTTAGTCATTTAATGCTTTCTGATTATGAAGACGACCGAGAGGTTGTTCTTCATGCAACTGCAAAGGGTTTACACTATAGTCCAAAAGAATATATCTTAGAGCATTATGATGTCAGGTATATCTTTGATTTTAAATTAAAGGGACATATACCTAAAAAGAATTTCATTCGTCTTCTGCAATATATAGGATCAGAATATGATTATAAATCAATCTTTGGATTTGCTTTAATGTTGATTCTTAGAAGTGTTGGTTTCAAGAAAGCACGGAATTGGTTTGGGAACAAGAATTTATTCTTTTGTAGTGAGGTCTTTGCTGTTTTATTTAAATGGAATCATGAAGATGCTTTATGCCCTGATTTTATTGGTGGGTTTGGTAGAGAAGAATTTAGTCCAGAAAATGCAAAACAAATAATGTTAGGAAACCCTAGTTATTTTACACCATGCAAAAAATAATAGTAGTATCAGACATTCATATAAATTCATATGGAAGTGAAAAGAAAGCTTTCTTGGAATTCATTTCAACTTTGAAATGTGATCTTTTGGTCATTAATGGTGATTTGTTTGATTTATATCTGGGAAAGGTTGATCATGATCTACTTCGTAAGTTACCTACTTTTGTATATATTAAAGGGAATCATGATCAGGATATAGATAAATGTTTGGGAGCGAGAGATAGTTATGAGATTGATGATATATTAATAATACATGGTCATCAATTTGATTGGATGATCAAGATTCCTAGATTTACAAAGACAGTTGTTAGGGCTAGATATTATATCGAAAGTACTTTCAAGTTCAATATAAAAAAGTTTCTGATGCGTAATTTTAGTAGTATTGTTACGTACTTACTTTCTAGGGCACAAACGAAAGCTAAACTAGCTTTTAAAGGGAAACGTGTTATAATAGGGCACACACATCTTCCTATATGTGAAGATGGAATGTATAACTCAGGTGGATTTATAGATGGAATTACAACGTATATGGAGTTGACAAAGATTAACAATAACTGGGAAATAGAGTTAAAATGCATGTAGAACGAATCTTTATACACGAAACAGGGATAAAGACACATCTTCCTGTAGAGGATGCTAAACGATATGCGAACCTTGCTCTACAGGTTTATGGGATGGGAGAGGGCGATAAGATTCGTATCTTTGGATCGATCATTGAAAATGAAGAACAGAGATGGTTTCCTGTAAAGATCTGTAAAACAGGATATACTATAACGACAGATGGGATTTATGTAATTCCGTCTCAGCATGTATATTATAAATTTGAGTTATTTGAAAGAGGAACTTCAAATTCCATAGATGCTTCTTTATATATGGTGCATCATGGTTCTTTTCCTCAGTGTATTGATTTTGAAGGGGTGAACCTAGAGGTTACTATCCCAATTACAAAAGGGATTCAGGTATTTAAATCAGTTAAAGATAAGGTGTTAGCGGATACATTAACTGAGATAACTGAATTGCAATTTGATCTATCTTCTGGGGATGATGTTTATATCTCTGACATGACTTTCTCAATCATAGGGTCAGCCGCAGATATACGGATTACATATACTCCCCAAGGAGGAGTAGAGACACAACTATTTGCTCATTCTCTAACAGCATTTCAACCCTCTATTCCAGATTCTAAGGCTGATCCTATAAAGGTAAGAACAAACATTAATATTGCTGGTACTATTAAGGTAAAAGCTAAAAAATTTTGTAGATATGATACAGATTTAAATGGTAGTATAACTCTTTTAAAGGAGACATGACATGGAAAAGTATGGATGTAATCGTGAATTGGACATGAAATTAAGAATTGATGAGTTGACAAAAGATATGTCAACCAAAACAGCCTCAGATAAATTAGCTGCTACGAGTGAGTTAGCAGGTTTGTTACATGCTTATACTTCTCTAAAGGCTAAAAAAAAGTCAGATGAAAGAATGGCAAAGAAACTTAAAGGTTAAACTTCCTAGTATATTTTTTCTTTTTTTTCTTTTTTGTTCCTATTTTTAGATTATAAATAACTTGAGCCTCTTCTCTAAATTGGTGTTCATCTGAAACATATCTATGAGCCAGTATTGCCAAACTATATGAATCCGCTTTGTTATCATTTTTAAATACATGGTGGTATTTACGTTCTATGGCTTTCATGACCGTTTCTTTACTAGCATCCCCCATTCCAGATATAAATTTCTTTAAAGTTTTTGGGGGGATTTCTAAGATATTAGAAACCCCCCAATCGAATAGAGAATTAATTAGTACTCCACTTAATTGTCCTAAGGAGAAGAGCCTACCTTCTGATTTATAGGATCCACCTTCTATACAAACAACTTCTGGTTTTTCTGATAAACCATCAAGAATGAACTTGAAGTTATCTCTGATATAGAAGAGTTTGTCGAAGATAGTCTTTCCTTTTCCTTTTATAGAGAAGATGTTATAATTGTCAGGAGTTATAAGAACTGTTATTGCAGTTTCTGAATAGCTTTGATCAATGCCAATTTTCACAAAAGGAGCCTCCAATGTCCGTTTCTGTAACCCTACAACAAGATCGAGAAACTGTCAATAATAAATATAAAGTAACTAATACAATTACAACTTCTAGTGGGATGGAGAAGGAAATATTTGTAAAACTTACTGAATCTCTTTATTACGATCATGTAGCAACAGTATCGGATATGAAAAGTTTAGGGACAGATCCTGACGCTGTGGGTGCAGGATATTTTAGAGATCTTGAATTCTATATTGAATTTGATGATGTATCTGTAGCAGATACCCACGCTGATGGGATCAAAGAACGATTACAAACTCTTGTTGATGATTATAATGCAGCAGTCAATGACTTTGAAGGATCCGAAGAAACTACTTTTGTATCTGTTTAAAGGTAGGGATTCCATCATATAAACCTTTTTTCTTATTTTCTTTAAACTCTTCGGAAGAGATTAATTTATTTGTTTTAGGACAACGAACTCTGCGTCTGATTTTTTTAAATGTAGCTGTGGATAATGTTTCTCTGGTAGATACAACTTTAGGGGTTCTCTGTATTTTTATAGCAGTAGGGGTTTCATCTTTAGAGAATAGGAGAGGGATTTTTGATTTATGGACAGGCATACTTCCAGTTACTTTTTGACTTTTAGAAGAACCTGATATTTCAAATGAAACAGTAACGTAGTCACCGTCCATGAATTCCATGCTATAGATGTTTACCATCTTTCTTTTATCTAATACATCCATGAATGTTCCTAAGCTTATCATCATTGGTTAATCCTTTCAAGCAAGTTTAAGTATTCTACTTATATGTTATGGTATGTGTTAAGTCAAGAAAATTTTATATACACTGGGTTTTCTTTTAATTGTTGTTAATAAGCACCTCCTTTGTTATAATATATATTGAATTTTATTAATATTTATGAGGTTATATTATGCCGAATATATTAGATGTTTATGGAGATAAATCCTTAAGAGGATTAGTATCTATGCTCAGAGAAAATCCTGAGTATTATGACGTTTTAAAAGATGTTGAAGTTGATTATGATGAACAACAGACTTTACCAGCGTCATCTTTTGCATATCCAGAAGAGAGAGCATATCCTATCCATGATGATCGGATGGCTTTGTTGTCTTCAATGTATAAAGATTTCTTTCCGCCAGAGGATCTTCCTGAGTCAGTAAATGAGAACTTTAAAAAAGCAGAATACATGTACGACCTAAAGCTCCCTAAGAAGAAAGATCTTAAGACAGTAGTGAAGAAAGCTGCAATCAAAGAAGAAGATTACTTGATCCCTTCTCTAAAGAAGTTCCCTGTTAGGAATCAAAAGGAAGCTGATTTTGTACAGAAGATCCTTGTGAAGAATGCCCAAGCGATGGGTTATGATCACCTTGCAGAAGCCTGCAATAACCTCATCGAAAAGTATGCTTCTTTTGGTGCGGAATCTGAGGATGTTAATCCAATCGTCTATAAATACGCAGGGTTAACTTTAAGCAAACGAGATTTCTTGGATGCGTCAATCAACCGTAGGAAAGACTTTGTAGATACAAAATTCCACGAATCCTATGATAAGTTAGCAAAGATTGTAGATGAAATGGATTTCAATCGGAACAATCTTTTGAAGGTTGCTTCTGCTTTAGAGGAAATGGATACTGAGTCTCAGGTTCGGCATTTATACGATAAGTATATCCCAAATCCCATGGATTCTGTGTTCAATACAAATAAAATCTACAAGTCTGTAAAGACTGCTTCAGAAGAACTGTTTACACATAACCATGCGGAGATCGTTACAGAAGATCATATAAAGAACCTTTTAGGGGAAGATATTTTGAAGGAAGCTTCTGTAGATGGTAAATTGGATAAGCCTACTTTGGTAGATGTAATGAACTCTCTTCCCAGAGATCTAGTTACTGATTTTGTGGAAAGACTTGGATGATGTATGAAAGAGTATTTTAAAAATGAAGATGCGTTTGGCACAATTCTTTTCGATTTCTGTGAAAAGATATATGGTGATGAAATCCTTGATTGGGAAATGGATACTCTTGTAATTACATTAAAACAAGATTTAGACTGTCTAGATATAAACATAGATAAGATCTCCTCTATAATTGCCCTTGAGAATTCGTTGAAGGGGTCGTTATGCTTCTTTAACGATGTCAACTGCTTCAGACATACAATAAATGCTTTAAACTCCTTAGAGCCTGATTATGAGTTTTTAGGGGCTTTAATTCCTGAACATGTACATTGGGGAATATACGAAATCGCTCAGAAATATCCAGAGTACAAGTTGGATGAGGAACCTGCTAAGTTTTTAGGGTTGTCATACCATAAAGCAGGGTTGATGTTGGTGCCAGAAGAACTGGAAGAGTACCAAGAATTTTTAAATTTATATAATAAAAACATTGCGTTAGTACCAAAATTACGAACTTTGTGGAAGAAATATAAGAACTCTACTGAAGATGACTTAGATGAAAATGATTTTGTACATGTTCAGATGCTTGCTTTAAAAGCAGATGAGGCATATATGGGAATGAAAAGGGTACAATATTCAGGAGATTTAACACAGAGTTAGTATGTCTTATGTTATTGGTTCATATCGAAAATCACATCTTGCGGAGCGTCTTTTAAAATTAGACGGAGAACAGTTTTCTTTACATAATGGATATGATCTCTATCAAGCGATATATGATGGGGATTACTCCATGTTTCTTTTAAAGAATGCTCGTCAAACTGGTAAAACTATTACAATTTCTCATTTTATTGGGTTAGATTCTCTCATTACTCCTAGCCATAAATCACTATATATTTCTCCCTCAGAAGGGCAAACAACTCGTTTTTCACATACAAAATTAGGAAAAACAATACAAGGATCTCCTATTTTAAGAAAATTATTTACAGGAAGTGGTACCAATAATGTTTTTCTAAAGGTAGCAAAAAACGGATCAGAAATAACTCTTTCTTACTGTAATGCTGACCCAGACCGCATTAGGGGGGTCACAGCATCCACTATATTTTATGATGAATGCCAAGATATGTCTCTCTTAGAAACTATGACAGTTGCAGGAGCGTGTTCTGATGCTGCCCAAGATCCTCGCTGGGTAATGTCTGGCACTCCCAAGACACTGGAAAACGGATTGGAAGATTATTGGCAAAGATCTTCTCAAACAGAAGCTTTGATTCGTTGTGATGGGTGTAAGAAATGGAATAAACCTTCGATTAGGAATATTGGAAAACATGGGTTTATATGTGCTAACTGTGGAAAACTTTTAAACGTTAGGGAATTTCAGTGGATCGATTTTAATCCTACCTCTAGAATTAAAGGATTTCATATTCCACAAATCATTATTCCTAATCATACAGAGAACCCTAAGAAATGGGATATTTTATTAGATAGATTTGAGAGTTGGCCATCCAACAAGTTTAATAATGAAATCATGGCTTTATCAGATTCCGTTGGAACTAGGTTGATTGAAAGATCTGATTTAGAAAAGTTATGTGGGCAGTATGATATATCACGCATCCCTGACAAAAAATTACTTAAGGATGTTGAATTTGTAGTTGCTGGAATTGATTGGAGTGGAGGTGGAAAAACAGGCATATCTCGTACCGTTGTATCTATCTTTGGCGTGATTCCAAATATGAAGGTTAAGCTTTTATATTATAAAGTATACCAAGTAGAAGATCCTACAACTAGTTTAGATGATATTGCTGATGTTTTGAGTGCTTATAATGTTCGTCTTGTTATGGGAGATCATGGGGAGGGTGCTTTAGCTAATGGAATGTTGATGCATAAGCTTGGTAGACACCGCGTAGGGCAATTTCAATACGGAAGTTTTAACAAACCTGTGAGAGTTGACCCTATATCAGGCATATATCAACTGGATAAAACTACAGTTATAGATAACTACTTTAAATTTATAAAAGATGAAGCCGTTATCTTTCCAAACGCAGTAGATTCTAAGGTAGCTTTTGATGATATTATGAATGAATTTTCAGAAGTTACTACCATGGGGAAGAAGATATGGCTCCATTCTCCTAGTGTTTCAGATGACTCACTTCATTCTCAAATTGGTGGGTGGATCGCGTATAAGGTACTTAAAAAAGATTTAAGTTTTTTTTAAATCTAAATACCCTATCTCTCCAATATTTTTTTAAATCGATCTTTTGCTGTATTTAACAGATCCATATCTTTTATTAATTTATATTGCATATTAATATGTTTCCTTCTGTTTGAAGGATTCTTTAAGAAATACGTTACTAGATCCCTCAATTCACTTTTATCCCCATACGTAATTCCTTTATATAGATCTTCTATCTCGGCATTCTTCTCGGAGATAACAAATGCTTTGCTAGTAAGGTAGTCTGTATATTGAGCATTAGTATACCCAGCCTTATTCATCTCAGGACGACTTCCGTGGATTATAATAGAAGTTTTTGAGGCTAACGATGGAATGTATTCGTAGTTTATGGAGTGTCCTGCCCAACATCGTTTAGCAGCCTCAGACCCCGAATATAACTCAAAGAAGCGTCCAAAGATCTTAAAGTTTAAGTTCAAATCAGAAACAATAGGGAGAATGTCTTCAACAATTTTACTTTGTCTTATATCCCCTACATATACAATATCAAATTGTTTTTTAGGAGAAGCTCTTTTTACTGGTTTCAGAAGAGGAAAATGTGGTATTACTTCCGCATCAACCCCCAGAGCTTTTCTACAATTTTCTGAAGGAACAATGATTTTATCAAATTTTTTCAAAGAGTTAGCATTGTTTATATGTGTTTTATCAATTACATAAGCTATATTATATTTAGAGGAGTCGTATGTAGGCATATCATCATAAGTGTCATCCAAAGAAAGTCCAAGGATATGAAAACGGATGTCTGCTTTGACCTCATATTCATATCCCAATAAATCCATCAATACAGCTAAATTGTCTATCATGTTGGATTCGTACCAATACTCGTAATCGTAACTTGACCCTATGCAATATGTGTTATTCATAATCCTCCTCAGTAAGTTTAGTCATTTCACCGTAGTTATCGCCCCATTCAACATCATATTCAAAAGGAACAGGAAGCCACGTGTATTTCTGTGCTACATCTTCTACGATCATCTTATTTAAGTAAGGTTTAATCAATTTCAAATTCTTCTTCGGGAGTGACATAAGGATAGAATCGTGAACAGTTAATACAAGCCTACCTCCCAATTCTTCCTTTATATTCTTACCCATCGCAGCTAAGATCCTAACAACTAAATCACTGGCAATGTTCTGAACTCCAAAATTGATTGCTTGGCGATAGGATCCACCTCTGTTGATTGAGTATCTTGGAAACCTTCTTTTTCGTTTGGTTAGAGATTGAACTTCACGATGTTTTTCTAAGTGCCTTCTAGTATCATTCATATACTTTTTGATCTTCGGAAAGGTCTTGAAATACATGTCGATGATTTGTTGAGCTTCAGTTTCCGAGCATCCTAGATCCCTTGCTAAACCATACTTAGTGATTCCGTAAACCAAACCAAATGTAACAGATTTTGTTCTTTTACGTAGTTTTACAAATGCCATCTGTAACTCAGTAGGAATCTTAACTTCATTTGCTTCAGAGATTAACTTAAACAATTCTTCTTCAGTGTACTGCGGGTATTGAGCTTTCCAGACTTTTGCTGCAACGTAAGCATGCATGTCAAAGTCTTTTAAGAGTGCGTCAATCAAACCTTCTTCTTGTGCATATGCTAACAAACATCTGATCTCAGCAGCCTTGATATCAACATTAACAAGAACATGATCCTCAAAATCAGCGATGATACATTTCTTTAAGTTCTTTCCACCACCAAACAAAGCGATGTTCTGGAGGTTTAAAGATGACGAGCTGAGTCGTCCAGTCTTAGTCCCGTTAATATGAAAATTTGATCTAAGTCTTCCATCAGGCTCAGAGAACCTCTTGAAGTTTTTGAGGGTGGTATTAAGAGCTTTATTAACATCCCTGAAAGTTAAAAGAACACTGATGAACCCAAGAAGATTGTTCTCACGATATCCCCTCATGAAATCAATGATTTTCTTTTCGTCTTTAACGATGTCTGGTTTTATCTCTTCAATGATATCTTTGGCGTATTTAATCAGGTTTTCCCTAGAGGTGCTGATTTGTTTATCTTCAGTTAAAACCCACTTATCTTTTGAAAGTCCATATTTGGAACAAAGGATATATGCAACTTGTTGTGGAGAACTAGCTTTAAAGTCCTTCTTCTCAGACATTGATACTAATTTATAATTCAATTCATTGAAGTCATTTTGTAATTCTGCAGTTATATTTTTTAGATATTCATGATCTAATTTTGCACCAACAAATTCAATTTCTGTTAAAGCTCTTGCTACAGGAATCTGTTGTAGACGCATGATACTAAACATATCTGGGTCATCGTCATGAATATTCTTCTGTTGCGCTATAGCTATCCTACGAGTTATATCACTATCCATGCTATTATAAACTTCTAAATCTCTGGGATCGTAATCCTCGTAATCAGACTTAGAGGTTTCAATTTCAAATCCTGATAGATCTGGTTTCGTAGGTTTCTTAAATCCTTTTGTAGGACGTTTTGGTTTTGTTGATCTAACTTCTTTCGTAAGTTTAGTTCCCTTTGGATACTTTATAATCCAACGTTCAAGTTCTTGGTTATAAAGCCTTTTGTTTAATTCATAATTTACATTCTTGTTATCATATACAGTAAGTTCTTCTTGGTGAGACATCATGGCATCTTGGTATGCTTGGTTATCAATTGTAGTTTTTTTTAAAACACTTTCGTCTTCCTCCTCTATATCATTAGATTGTAGATCATCTTTTTTAGAAAACTTTTTAAGAGCAAGTTTTTTATAATTCTCATATGCTGGGAAATACTTTCCTGCCAAAAACTCAAGATTATAAAAACCTTTCATGTTTTCATTTAGGATGTGTTCTCCAAACAAAGTATCCCAGCAGATGTTATTAACTTCAAAACCATACTTATATTTAAGCCATTTAAAATCAAAAGGAGTATTGTGTATAACCTTCTTTGCATTTGATCTTAAGACATCTGCTATTGCATCCTTTATATCTTCCCAAGCATACGGAGAATGTCTGGATTCACACCAGATAGTACATGATTCTTCCTCTGCCCAAGAAAAAGCAATTGAAATCATCTTAACATCGGGATACCAAGCATATTTACTATTCGTCTCAATATCCAACCCCAGTAGATCATTGTTCTCACCAGAGACTGCTGGGAGAATTTTGTTATAGATGATATCTTTAACTTCTTCTGCTGTCTTTGGAAAGATGTATTTTGAGATATTGATGTCTTGCGCTAATGAAGGTTCCATTTCAGTTTTAAAGATGTGTTGGATCGCGTTTTCTACTGCTAAAGAGCTGATATAATAATCATTATCATTCTTTTTTATCTTTTCAGTTTCCATGATTGGAAGAGTGTTATATATTTGATTACCTATTTTTACATTGATGCTACGAGCAACAACATGGGTATATCTTTGATACATTATATAAATAGATTTAGCGGCAGATGCCCCTACAGGGATTATAACTTTTGGTTTAAGCCTTTCAATGTTTGAAAACAATACATCATGGCACGTATACACCATCTTAGAACTTGGTTTAAATTTATTGTTTTGTGTTTTATAAAGGGAAGAAGGAACTTTCTCATCCACTACACAGGATACAGTATATATAAAGTCATATGTTATATCAAAGTTTACCTGAGAATAGATCCCTTTTAAGTGTTGTATATAATTAAACTTTGTCTCATCTATCATTCTCCGCAGAGCATCTAAATCCTTATCAAAATAAGTATCTTGATGGTTCTTGGAATGGATTATAAATTCAGAAGGACTGTCTAATATAAAAAGAATGTCTACTGGTTTATAAGAAGGAACTTTATAACAACGATTAAATTCTTTTAAAGAACATTTTATACATGATGAATGGTTCATTTAACCTCCAATAAATATAAAGTAAAATAAATCTACTTAGATGTCAAGTTTTTATATTGATTATTATAAAATTTTACAGAAAAATCTAGTGTTGGGATGTCATCTCGATGTTCCAGTATTTTGGTATGAGCTTCTAAAATTGATTTAGGATTGTCCCTAAGTTCTTTGATCTTCAAAAGGATCTCATCTGTATTTGCATTTTCTGAATATAAAAATCCAAGATTCTCAAGACGTTCTTTTAAAGCTCCTTTACTAGAGCTTAGTATTGGAATCCCCATGAAGAGAAATTCTGATGCTAGTATTGAAAAGGTTTCTCTACCAAGTGTAGGAAGCCATGCTAAATTTATCTTACCAATTTTTTCAGGAGATGTTTCAATGTTTTTAAATTTGGATAGATAATTCTTCAATTCATCTTCTAAGGTTTCTGTTAAAATATGGAATTTTACATCTGGTAATAACTCTTCACACGCTTTTAAAACACTCATGATTCGTAGCACACCTTTAATGTGCATGAAATAACTACGTATTCCAATGTTAAGTCCTTCTACTTTGGATATATCTAAAGAAGGGGTAGGGGAAATTCCTATAGGAGCTATTTCTAATTTATCATTGAGTTCTGGATATATCTTGAAATAATCGGTACGCAAGCTTTTTGAGGGAACGAATATCTTATCTATTGTTCTTAAAAGATGAGTCATCGCTTCTCTACGAAGAAAAACATATTCCCCTTTTATACCTGCTTTGTATTCTTGACACTTGATACATTCTTCTATTTGTTTTGGAACATTGCATGTCACATATTTATCTGTTTCAAGGAAGTGTTCTTGGCAAATGAAAAAATAATCATGTATGGTCAGAATTTGTTTGATCTTTTTTGATTTAGCAATGATAGTATATTCAATAGGATTATGGATTAGATGTTGATAATGCACGACATCAATTTTATATGTGTCTAGGAGTTCAGAGAAGGAAGACAACTTCTTGTATTTAGAAATGGCTGTAATCTTCTCAATCAATTCATTCCTAAATTTATGAATCTTATGCAAATAGACTACATCACTATTTTTCATGTCAGGATATAAGATATAGCAGGTATGCTCGGTGCTTAAAGAATGGGATAGTTGGTATGTGAAGGCTTCGCATCCGCCAGAAATAACCTTGCTCTTACTCTCTGGAACATCATGTCCTAGATTATGTACAACATATAGGATATTCATTATAACTCTCCTTTTGCCTTCAGTTGTTTAAGAAATTCAGGAATCACTTTTGTGTAATGATAATTTTCTTTAAACTTATTATAAGCATTTATACCTAGTTTGAAGGTATCTTCATTGTATTTTTTTATCAAGGTTACAATTACAGGTAGTATGTTTTGATACTTAACCATGTAAAAATCTTCTGTAGATTTAAATACTTCTGGGTATTGTATGCTTTCAGATACAACAACTGCTTTATTCATAAATAAGTCATTAAACAATCTAGGTTTTTCAAAATACTCCATGTTACTGTAATGTACATTTAAACAGATTTTAGTTTTAGAAACCAAATCTGCTTTAACATCACTTTTAAAAGCATAAGGTAAAGGATTAGGTGTAATGACAAGTCCTTCATTCTTCAATGTTTGTAGAAGATGTTCTCGTCTATCATTACCACTTCCGTTGAACATTACATCATATGGTTTATCAAGAGTATGATTGATTCCGAAATCATTATTTGGATGATACATGCAGTCAAGTTTTATAACCCTGAATCCTAGATTCTCTACATCCTTTATTTTACTATCGGATTCGCATACAACATAATCATAAAACATCCCATAACGAGCTACTTGAGATATCCTCATAGATGACCAAGCAGAATTGTAATTTGTAATAGGAGTTTGTTCCAGATTATATGCTAGTAGCTTTGTACCATTTGTTAATTTAGATATAAATGTATTTTGTTCTTGTTCTATATATGTATGTGGATTTATACATAAAATGTGAGTATATTCTCCCGAAGCAGCTACTTGATTTATTTCATGAATTCCATACATCGCTCGTAAATCAGCTTGTACCCCACAATCATTTAAAGATTTAGCAATTGTCTGTGCTACGTCAACAACAGGTTGAAACAGAGTACGTGAATAGGTAATACAAAACTTCCAATTCCTAGCAAAAAGTAATTCATCAGGTATTTCAGATTCTGGTAAATCAATTTTTGAAATGGTGTCATCCAAGATCTTGTACATTTGTTGAACAATCTTAGGATCCTTTTTAGCTGTAAGATGATAACCATCATTTCTTCTAAGATATTTAAAAACCATTTTTTCTATATGTATAAATCTATACATATTTATTAAACGTAACTGCCATTCGAAATCAGCAGATACAACCATATCCTCTTTAAACATAGGAGTATCTTTTTCCAATGTAAAAATAAAAGAACCCATGGGAATGATCCCTTTACTTTTGATATGTCTTCTTTTTGAATATGGAGACATTCTAAAAGTTTTTCTTAGTTTCCATTCATCCCCTTCAGGGGAGAATAGAGAAGAATCTCCATATACAAAAGCGTATCGTTTATCTACAACTGCTCGATATAATTCAAGAACTGAGATATTATCATAGAACTCATCATCATCATCTAAAAACATTACGTACTTACCTGTAACCATTTTTAACGCTTTGTTTCGTAAAGGGTAGGGTCCTGAAATATCATCCTTGTTATATACATAAACAACTTTTATTTTATCATTTAAAGACATGTCGTCATTAATTCTTTTTATAGTAGGCGCAACAACCTTTTCATATATATCATCTTCTGATTTATCATCCATGACAATTATTTCTATTTTAAAGTCTTCTGTTCTTTGTGATAATACTGAATCAAGAGCATTCTGCAATAAAGATGCTCTATCTTTTGTTGGAATGATGATGGAAATAGTGTTCATTATACGTTACTCCTTTCAAAGTCTTTAAGTCCATATCCATAAATTCCCAGATGTGTACATGTATGTTCTGTATCTACATACACCTTATACCCCCTACTTTGTGCTTTATTTAAAAAATATACATCCTCACTTTGAAAAATATTATCATCATAAGAAGATATAAATTTAAAATAAGGTTCTTTCATCACTTCAAATACTTCCCGCTTAACCAATAGACAACCAGTTCCAGTTGCATCAACTTCTACAAGTCCCTTTCCCAAACCACCAACCCAGAAACCATTTTTCTTTTCTTCTTCTGGTGCATCGTGTTTCCATAAAATTGGTTCGTAAGGAGGACATTTCTTAGTACATAATAATCCTATAATAGACAAATCATAACTAACCATTATATCTAAGAAATTCTTATCATCTGGAATTACATCTGTATCTATAAACAAACAATGTGTAACAGCCGGATTCTTTAAAGATAATGATACTAGTTGAGTTCTATTTTTATCAATTGGGAGGACATTACTTCTCATTAAAGTGTATGCATATTGACTCCTCAATCCCAAAAGAAAATCAACAAAATTAGAATTCATATACTCAAAAGTATGTGTTAGTAATATCGCAATATGGATTTTTGTTTGTTGTTGCACTTCTTTTATTTGATATTCCATCTCTTACTCCTCAAAAGTATTATACGAACTAGATGTATTACATACCTTGCTTTCATTTAAAATCTCCTCAACGAGTTCTTCTTCCCCATAACCAATATTACCGTCACGTACAATATCTGTTACTTCTATTACAGTTAACTCATGGAATTTAAGATTTTCTCGTAATACATATCTCCAATTTTTAAAAGTTTTAATCTCCTTTTCCTTCAAAACTTTATCATCCCTCTCAGCTACTTCTTTTAATTTTGATACAGGGTACGTACAAAATTCGGACTTTCTTTTAAATAAATCCTTAGATTCTTCCCATGAAATGATTAGATAATATCTTCTCTTACTTATATTTTTATGACTGGTTTCATAAATCTTAACTCCATTAATGGAATAATCAACCAGTTGCTCCCGTAAAGTAGGATTTTGTAGAATTCCAATTAAATTATAGTCTCTTTGAAGTTTATCTTCTGAGGAGGATCTACCTAATTTGAAGACTTGAGAATGTAATAACTCTGTCCAAAGCTGGGGGGTATGCCCAATAGAACTAATGATCTTTAACTCTTGCCCACGATCTTCAATATATCCTTTCATATAATCAATACCTGCCTCTAAGGAATTATGTACTGCTGATATAACCGCTGCTAAAGGAAATAATTGACTGAGTGTCCTATAAGGTACTCCCATATAAGTAGAGTCACCAGAACTTGTATGTTCTTTTATTTCTTTGTAATACTTCAAAATCCTATGTGAATACTTAAACAAACCTATTGTAAGGGATTTCTTTAAATGCTTCACTTCTTTTTTTGTCATGATTTTACGTATCAACACCGAAGTATCTTGAAACCCTTGTTTCTTTTGTGTTGTGATATTTATAAATCTGTTTACATCCACAGGGTTTGTTAATGGACGAACCCCCGCAATTATGATTGGAATATCAATTTCAAATTCTTTAGACTCACCACTAGGAGTACCTTTTATTACTTTAGTTCCCGTATCTGCACTTCGAATGGTTTTAAGAATAGTCTTAACAGTTCTTGTTTGGGGATCATTACCACCTGAATCCTCGAATTCATCTAAACAACATGCTAAATTATTCCCCTGAATGTTCTGTCTCATCCCTGCTTCTGTATAATCTTGAATAGAAGTTACAGTGTCTATTAAGTGAATATTGGCATCTGTCTTTCCGCCAAAGATTCCAAAAGTATATCTGCTTTTACCACTACTTGTTTCCCCAGATACATTTAAAAATACATTCTTTTCAAAGATAGGGAATACAGGAGTATATAAACACATTGCCGCCGCAGTAAAATAATCTGCATTATATTTAAAATTAAAGCAGGTTTTCATTATGTTATACACACTATCCCACATTTGATCAATAGATAAAACATTACTATTCATATCCTTCTCAGACTGAGCACACGGCGTCCAATTATCTATATTCCCTTTACCACTTAGTAGGAAATAATAATCATTATAAATAGGACGCTCTATTTGTGTCCATAGGATTTCCTCTTTATTATCAACGAATTGACCATAATAAAGATTCTTACCATTTAATAGATACCACTCCTTCTTATCTTCATGTGGGTGTTTCAACCAAAAAATACCATTCTTTTTACCTTCGGAAACTTTAATTTCAACTTTACCTTTCATATCATCCCTCAATACTATATTAAAACATTTTTCTAAATCTTTCTCTATATCATAAACTGGTCGTTCTATTTCCAGATCACCTCTTACAAAGTATTGCATTTCATAGGGGACTCCAATAGAGTTATGAATCCAAGTATAAAAGGATCCTACTTCTTTACACATCACAGAAGCAGACTCCTTCATCCTAGCAATACTTAATTTACTTTCTGATTTAACCGCTTTGTTCCACAAAACCAACTCAGCATCGCTACCCCTAGCATTGGTTAATGTCCCTAAAACGTCATACTTCTTCTCAAACAATAGACTCAACTTTTTTAAAAATGTTTTATGGTCTTCGTGTTTAGGTTTTATTAAAGTTATAATATCATTCTTATCTAATTTAAATTTATCACTAACCTTTGGAATTAAGGTTGAAGATAAAATTGTGTCTGTTATAGCTTGTATTTCCCCTGCGATATATCTAACTTTATCTGCATCTGGTATTTTCCTCCCTTTATCCTCTTCTCTTTCAATTAAATTATTAATTTTTTTAAGGATAAACTCTTCTTCATTATAATAGTTAGAAATATCTGTAAAATGTTTATATATATCTAAAAAAGAATCTTCGTTCTTATGAATAATATCATCGGGATCATCACCAATAAGATCTAATCCCCACTTATACACATAAGGTTTAACCACTCCTTCATTATTTTTTATAATTTTGTAAGCAAGAGCTTCACCTTTAGCTTCTGGCGAATCCATTAAGAGGTGTGCATATTTAATCCCAAGAGACTCTATTCCATTTAAATTACAACTGGCTCCACCACCAATTGCTAAAAAAATATCTTTTGTTAAGCCTTCATTGATTTGATTTGTAACAATAGATGCCCAATCAAATTCACCCTCAACAATATAAGCAACATCACTTTTACCCAACACATCTTTATAATAATCAAGACCAAACACAGCAGGATCTTCGTCATATGATTTTAAAAGAGGGTGGTGTAGGATCACAATTGTTTTATCTCGTTCTACACCTTCTACGAAATTGCCTTCTATATCCTTAATCTTACGGATTCTGAAATAAGCTACTCTATCAATAGAGTACCGATATGTAAAAACAAGCTGTCCTATGTTTCTAACATCTTTGATGGGATCAAGTAACTTTACAACATCCAACCTGTCTTTAGGATCTGGTATATACCTCTCTAAGATCCTTTCAGAAGGAACTACTCCCATTGGTAACGCATCAGGTATAAACGATATTTTCCGAACTTCTTCGATATATTTTACAGCAGGTTGGTATTCTTCAAAATCAGGGTCATCTTTATTATAATACGCATCTATTAATACAGAATGACAGGTGTTATGAAAAATTTCACATACTTTATTTGCTTCTACTTTATCTTCGTATTCTTTGACATTTTCTTTATTAAATAATTTTAATTGTTTAGCCGAGTTTAATTCAAGAGCAGCTTTATAATAATTCTGTTTAGATAATTTAGCATACAATGCTACGGGATCATTTTCATATTTATTACAACTTGCTCCGTAGCACTTGGCATATCTTTTATCAATATAAATGAAAAAAGAAGGAGAGTGATCATCTGTATGATATGGGCACATTCCTTTTATTGTATTACCAGAAGCCTCCCATCGATTCTCAGGGTAATGCATTGTACAATAATGCATCCAGTCATCGACTTGGAGGGCTTCCCAAACAATTTTTCTAATTCTTTTTTTATTTAATATCTTAGAAGTCTGTCTTGGCATCTAGTTTCTCCCCATTAGGATAACAATTACAAGTAGAAGTATTATACTTTAAATAATAATTGTCAAGAAAATTATCCAATTTTACCACCATAACATTAATTTTTAAATAAAAAAAAAAGGGGGGAGCACAATGCTCCCCCCTGAAAAAGATTATTCTTCGTCCTCGACACCCCCGAAGTCCTTCTTCTTATGATCATCCGGTACTTCGGTTGTTTTTGCTTCGGCATCAACAACTTCTTTATAATCTACTACTTTAATCCTACTTTGAAAGTTATCGAGTTGATGAGAAATATATTTAATAGCCCATACTCTGAAGATCAGAGCATATAATGCATCCAATTTAGTCAACATATCTTTGGTTTGATCTGCGAGAACAACTGCAGATACAATATCCCCATTTTTATTCTCAACTGGAGATCCCGATATCTTGAGCCAGCTACTCAAATATGCTGGATCAAAATGATATACGGATACATCAGGCATTGCTTCCATGGTTTCAAGTTTTGCATTTCGGTACATTTTACTAAAGGTTCTAAACCTCTGTCCTGTGTTAAATCGTGAATCTAGGTCAAATTTTTGTAATTGAATTTCATATAGTTTATTGAAGTCTGGTGTTACACACACAAAGTTTTGCATATCAGTACATAGAGGACGAGCATTCATGTTGGGGTCATATTCACCCTCACCGTTAAATCCTCTTTGGTTGAAGACACATCCGTTACATTCTCTAATTACTGGATCTGTATCAGCATCTTTTTTATAGATACCTCTAATACAATCAACAGTACTACAGAGTGAAAATTTCTTCTCTCCTGTATTAGATCCATAAGGTGGCCAATAAATTTTTGTTGCATAGTTTGCAATTGGTAGTAGGGTCATTTCTTCTGCTGGTTCTGCGTCCTCACCTTTTCTAAACAATCCAAGCAAGAACTTAGGTTCTTTTGGATTCATTTTACGAATGATTTGAAGACGTTCTGGACTCCATCTACTTCCTGCTTTCAATTCCATATAAGTGGCTTGGAAATACTCAACTATTTCCTTTGCTTTGTTTTTATCAGGAATTACCATCAAGAGTTTTCCTATATCAGGATTATCCTGAACAACCTCAAGCCCTTTAATTAGGTCTTCTTCAGATACAGGCTCACCAATCATTTCGCAAATTTTTGCTAGATCAACTTCTTCTTTTACTGCTACTTCTTTAGATTTTTCTGTCATAGTTTCTCCTTTTGTAATTAATATTTTAGGGTTTTAAGATCCATAATATATAAACACTCTAGTAAATTGTCAAGATAATTTCTTACCTCGGCAATATTTCCAATGCAAACAATTTGACTCACTACATTTCCAATAACTTTCATGGCATCTTGGAAACACTCCTTTTGCAATTCCCAAGGCAACTGTTGAATATTGTTCAAGCATCATACTTATTTGACTATCCTTTACAGTATTATGTAAAACAGAATAGGAAGGGAGTACTGCATCTTTTCGCAAGGTACCATCTTTTTTATAACCCATTTTACTTTTAACAATATTATCAATTCGTGTTTCTTTTATCCCTGTTGCATAAGAATAGAATGGTAATTGAAGATCATTATTGAAGAAGGTAGCGTCTTTACGTGCTCCTGTCTTATAATCACCTACTTGCACATCTTTCTTGTTAGAAAATAATTCATCTTCGTAGTGAGCTGTTTTTATCATAGTAGCTTTAGTTTTACTCTTAGATCGAATAAAATCTATATATCCTACGAAAGAAACTTCTCCTAATAACTCTTTACGAACAATCTTCTTCTTTAAATCACCAATGAAATCAACGTATTGTTCATAAATAGGGATTGGTTTAGAAACTTCAATTTCCTTTGCTATTACATTTAACTTGGGAAGAACGTCTTTGCAGTACAATTTTAAACTGGGAAGGATTTTATCCTTGGCATCAATGAACTCTACCATCTTTTCTTTTGTTTTTAAATTGGTAGGAACATCTTGCATCTCCTTCTCAAAGATCATTTTAAAATTCTCTTCGAGTTCCACTGCATCAAACTCATAATTATTAAATTCTGAGAAGATTTCTAATATGTTATGAGCAGCTCTTCCTGTAATTAGAAAAGGGTTAGGAGGCTCCTTTAGTCCATCTACATACGAGAATTTATAACTCATTGGGCATAGAACGTAAGTTGTGATCTGTGAATTTGACAAGTATTTCGATGGAAATTTTAGTCCGGTTGTGTTCACTAGTTTATCAATCATCTTGTTTCTCCTCGTACTCCAATTGTATTAACAAATCAATACAGTGTTTTGCTTTTTTTAAATCCTCAATTCCATTTTTAGTTTTATATCTACAGATATATTTAATTATATTGCTTTGGCAGATATTGAGATTGTTCTTGAAACAAAACTCTATTGGTTGGATCGTCATGCTTTTGTAATGGCTTCCTCCGACTTGTACATCTAAGGGTTTGCTCATTGTTTCTCCTTGTATTGTTTGTAGGTATCTTGGTTATATTCAAACATATTATGAGAAGGTGGTATGATAAGAGTTGCTACTATGGATATAGGAACAAATTTACCAACAGCATCCCATATAAGTTCAGTAACTCTCTTCGAAAAACGCTCTTCACCTTCTTTATTATTTAAATAATCTTCTCCTGTAGCTACTACTTCATTTTTATGATAATAAATATCCCAATCCCATTGACCGGATATGGCTTCTATTATTTTATCATAATCTTCTACTTGTACATTGATTACTGTTATCTCCATCTGATATAAACTATCCATAAGTATCACCACTACTTTCCATTTCCTCACATAACCAACAAATCCTTTCACCCCCTATACTTGTCATGGATGTGCCCGTACAATCTTGACAGATCAATACTCCACAAAAAGTACACTCTTGAGCATGATCCATAGCATGTATCTCCTGCTGACAGTACTCGCAGATTTCCATATATCCTCCTAATGCTTTTTAAATATTATTTCTTCTGTTTTAGAATCAATGCAGATCTTACAATCTAGCATACATTTTATTTTTTTAGATGCTGGACATGTGTTTTCATTATTTGAAACATAGGCGATCTT